CAACCCACCACTTGAATTAATATTTAAGTTTGTTGATACCTTAGATAAGAAAAGTACAAGACAACACATAAGAAATTTTGACAAACTAGCAATATCAAAAGATATTTATAAACACAAACTGCCTTTAAGATTAAGAATTAAAGAAGAACAATTTAAAAAAGGCACATTTGGTTATGAATTTAAAAAATGGTTGGGTGATGACTATGTTGTAGATTTATTCCAAATTAGTTTAGTGCCATATAGGGCAACTGCGAATAGAAATACAAAGTTTAATAAGTTTGCTGAACACACTATGTTGCAACATGACTTAATTCATTTTTTTAACAATTATGATACATCACCTATTGGTGAGGTTTGTGTATTAAGTTTTAATTTAGCACACGAATGGCGAAAAAGTTATGCAACAATTTTGGTGGCAAGTTTGTTTATGTCAATTCGTAATACTTTTATGCCATCTAAATACCCAAAGAATACACCTTTATTGCAAAAGCTAAGATATTCACCGATATGGGTATATGTTCGTCTAGTCATTGAGGGTTGGACTAGAGGTAAAAAATCAAAATGGTTTTTAACTATTGATTGGCACAAATATTTAGACACACCAATGGAAAAGGTTAAGCAGGACTTGAACCTAGAAACTAAAGCAAAATATTGGGAAAGAGTGCAACCTATTTGGGCGAGAGCATTGAGGCACTACAAAATACTTGAAAAAAATAACAGAAATAAAGAAAGATTAGCACACGAATGGCGAACTCAAAAATAAAAACAAAAGAGAATGACGAAAAGACATGGAAAGAATGGTTGCACTATTGGAGTCAAGTTTTTAGAAAAATGAGATAATGGCACTACAATTCACTGGGCATAAATATAAATATGTTGCTAGTTTAAATAATATTGACACTGATAAAAAATACATAAAGGAACTGGAAAGACAAGTTGAGGACTCAGTAGATGTTTGGAAAGTGACTTGCGAACAAATTTATGGTGGCAAAGGATATATTGTTGAGATGTGCAGATTAAAACAAGAAAATAGAGAATTAAAAACAGAACTACATTTAATTAAAAAATTTTTAGAAAAAGCAAAAAGATTAACTAACGAAAAATTTGACTAAATAAAATGACTAAAACATACGATAAGTATTTTGAGGGTGACGAACTTAAAACCATCAAAGGTGATGAGATGACAAATACTTTTTATGAACATACATCTCAAGATGTAGGCTCTATTATAAAAAGTAATAAAGCGAGAAAAAATGAGTTTTCTGGGTGGAACACTGCAAAAGATGTTAAGTCTATTGCAGAGATACCCACTGTTGTCTGTTATCAGTGGTTGCAGGAAGATGGAATCTTATTCACTGCTTTACCAAAAGAAGAAATGAGCAAATATTTAAAAAAGAAATTAAATGACCCACAATGGTCATATTTAAAAACATCAGAGGGAAAACTTTAAATGGCACTTAATAATTACGCAAATTTAAAATCTAGTATAGCAAACTGGTTAGGCAGAACTGATTTAACAAATGAAATATCTGATTTTGTTAAGTTGGCAGAGCAGGACTTTAATCACAAGTTGGCAAACAATGGGTACAACAAAATGATTAATTTAGAAACTATAACTGCAAATGCTGAAACTGCAAACCTACCAACTGGATTTTTAGGTGTGGCATCAATATATCTTGATAATAATAAAAAATATTCACTACAATATGCAACACCAGAACAAGCATTTAATATGTATGGTAGTAGTGTCACTGGTCAACCAGAGGTTTACACAATTATATCTGGCAAAATACACTTTTACCCTATGCCAGATAGTTCTTACACTATTAAATTGTATTACTATAAAACTTTTGACCCACTTGTTAATGATACAGATGATAATGATATTTTAACAAACCATAGTGATGTTTATTTGTTTGGCTCACTTTACTTTGCACATTCATTTATTAGAGGTATTGACCCTCAAATAATTCAAGAGTGGTTGAGTTTCTATAACAATGGAGTTGAAAGAGTTGTTTCAGTAAATAATAAGAATAAATATAATCAAGATGCACCATTGATGATTAGGTCAGTAGTTAATGAGGAATAATAACTATGGCATATTCACAATTTAAAGATTGGACTCCAGACCACCCAGAGTACAGAAATGATGGGTTAGTCCAGTGTAAAAATGTTGTACCTAGTTTTAAAAGCTATAAGCCAACTAAAGCATTGTCACCAGTAAGTTCAAATGGTTTAACTGCAAGGTGTCAAGGTTTTGCATCTTTTAAATCTTCATCTGGGAATATTACAAGTTTTGCAGGTGATATATCAAAACTATATAGGTATTTATCAAACTCATTTAGTGATGTTAGTGGTGGTACAACTTTTGCTACACCTGCTGAAAACGATTGGCAATTTACTCAGTTTGGAAATTATATTATCGCAAGTAATGGTTCAAATACACCACAAGTATGGGAATTAGACAGTTCGTCTGCATGGGCAAATTTATCAGGTACACCACCTACATTTTGGCATAGTGCAGTTGTTAGAAATTTTGTAGTTAGTGGGTGGCAGTCAACTCATAGGAATAGAATCCAATGGAGTGCCATTGGCGACCATACTGGGTGGACTGTTGGAACTAATCAATCTGACCAAGAAACACTTTATGATACATCTGAGATAACTGGGATAGTTGGTGGCGAGTTTGGAATTATACTTTGTGTAGATAAAATATTTCAACTTAACTTTGTTGGTGGTTCTTCAATATTCCAAATAAGAGCTATTGAACAAGAAAGAGGTGCTATTGCACATGGCAGTATTCAAACAATAGGTTCTCAAACCTATTTCTTATCACAAGATGGTTTTTGTAAGACTGATGGTGAAAGTACAACTTTAATAGGTGAGAATAAGGTTGATAAGTGGTTTGATGATAATTTAGACCAAGCGAATCTTTTAAGAATTACATCTGGGCATGACCCATTAAATAAATTAATTTTCTGGTCTTTTCCATCAACAAACTCATCTGGTGGAAACCCAGATATGATAATTTGTTATAACTATTCATCTGATAGATGGAGTTATATCGAGGTAGCAACTCAACGAGTATCGTCAGCTTTTACAACTGGAACAACTTTAGAATTACTAGATAATATTAGTACCAATGTTGATACTGGTTTTACAGATTCTTTTGATAGTAGAATATGGCAAGGTGGAACTTTGTTTTTTTCTGCTTTTGATAGTAATAATTATTTTGGAACATTTAGTGGTTCTAACTTAGAGGCAACAATATCAGTTGGTGAACAAGAATATGCAGATGGTAAAAGAACATTTGTAACAAGTGTTAATCCAGTAATTGATGTTCAACCAGTAGTTAAAACTGGAACAATAAGTATAACTGGAACGACTGTTAATGGAACTGGCACTGCTTTTACGACTGAATTATCAGTTGGTGATGTAATCAGGGTTAATGATGTATCGAGTCAATATAATAATTCTAAATTTATTGTGGCAACAATAGTGAATAACACACTGCTTTCAGTAGTAGTAGCACCAGACAAAGATATATTAGGGGTCACATTTACTGGATATACACCGAGTCAAATAAATCTTGTTAGTAGAGAGAGAGCAGGTGGAACAGTTATAGAAAGTGGATTTACAACTTGTAATGATAATGGAGTTGGAACATTCAGACAATCTGGCAAATACCATAAACTAGAGATTAAAGTTCCTGCATCAGCAGTATGGACTGATGCTATGGGTGTTGAGGTTGAAGCATCATTAGATGGGGTTCAATAATGGCTAATAAGATATCTCTGTCAGAGGACAGTAAAGTCAGTTTACCTGCTAAAAATTTAATTAGTATAATTTTTGCAATTTTAGTAGGAGCATTTTTTCTGTTCCAAATAATTGAGAGGTTAAATATCATTGAAACTGAATTACAGTTAATGCAAAAAGACTTAGCAAAATCTAATGAGTTTATTGAAAATGTACCAAAAGGCGAATTAGTTGCACCCCAAATACAAGAATTATTTTTCCTTGTTGAATATACTGCAAAAGACCTCGAAAAAATAAAAAAACAAATTGAAGAAGAAATACCAAACATAAAGAAGAATGATATGACAATACAATTCCATGAAGAAAGAATTATAGACATTGAGCAAAAGCAGAATGGCACTTACCAATGATAAATGTGGTATTCGCAATTCTAATGATTAGTAATGGAAACATAATTGAATATGTACCAGTTGACTCGTTAGGTGCGTGTCTTGAGGAAAAACGCACTATTACTCGTAGCATTGGTGAAAATCAAGAGGGAATATATATGGAGTGCAGGGAAATATCTGCAATATTATATGAGGATTGTGTTGCTGACTCTTGCAGAACAAAAATTAAAAAGATTATTGAAGAATGAACCTAGCAGAAAAAGTAATTGGTGTATGCCTTGTTGGATTAATGGCATTGATAAGTTGGAACTTAGTTTCAACCATAAACATTCAGCAGGAATTGTTAAAGCTACAACACGAACAAAAACACTTGCATGAAGATATAGATAAAAAATTTAAGAAAATTATTAAAAAACTTAAAAATAAACAAAACAAATGATTTATAGGTGGAAAGGTTTTAGGTTTCCCCCACATAATCATAAATTAGATGTGGCAGTGATTTTATTGGTACTCTTACTTTTAATATCATGTGGGTACTCAGTTAAACCATTTCAAACCAAGATTGGTTATGAAACTAATACAACTGATAAAGAAAGTTCAGACAATGACACCAAGAAAACTGGTTGGAGTGTAGAACAAATATTTAGATGGGAAGATAAAGAGTAATGGCTATTGAATATATAAGAAGAACACCAACTCAAAACCAAGAATATTTTAACCAACAATTAACCCAAGCAGTGAACACAATGGTTAATAGGTTAAACATACCTTATGAAAAGGTGACTGTATCAGCTTACACCATTAAGATTGATGATTTATTAATTGATGTAAATGTATCACAAGCAACAACACTAACTTTGCCAAAATCAGCACCTATTGGAACAAATTATATGATTAAGGATAGTAGTGGAAATGCAAACACAAATAATATTACTGTAAGTGCTAACACTGGCGATACTATTCAAGGTTCAGCAACCAATGTTATTAATACCAACTATGGATTATTAAAATTAGTTTATGACGGAACAAACAAGTGGCTCATTATATAAAGTAGTCCACATACCAAAAGAAAATATCAACACTGTTTATCCTATGGTTAAAGACGAACTAGAGGATATTTTAAGAAAAGCAGAGAATGGGTATTATGCAGAGGATATTTTAAAATATCTAAATGAAAATGAAATGCAACTATGGATTATCTGGGATAATGAAAATCAGGATAAAAAAGGTTTTGTAATTACTGAAATTATAGAAAGACCAAGATTAAAATTTTGTTCAGTGTTTATAATGACTGGCACTAATAGAAGAAGATGGCAGTATGAGGTTATGAAAAACCTTATAGATTTTGCAAAACAAAATGGTTGCAAAAAAGGAATTAGTTATGCTCGTAAAGGGTGGACTAAAATATTTAAGCAATATGGGTTTAAAGATACTCATGTTGCTTTAGAAATTAAATTAACTTAACAACAAAAAGGAAAAAAATTATGAGTTTAGGTGGTAATAAAGGTTCATCATCTCAATCAAGTACTGGGAAAAGTGAGGTCAAACCATACGCACAAGCTGAACCATTTATCCAAGAAATAATGGCAAAGGCTAAAGCTGAGTTTGATAAAGGGAACAAAGAGTATTTAGGTGGTTATGATTATAATAAATTATATTCAGACCCTACCACAAGTATGACTGCAATAGAAAATATTGGTAGTGATATGTATAAAGGTTTTCAACCTGACCAATTTAAAGACCTACAATCAACTTACAATTCTTATTTAAGTGGCGACCCTACAACAGCAGGTGGTGGATATTTAGACGATTTTCTTACATCAAGACAAACTGGCACTAGCTTAGATGATTTTAATGCAGGTAGAGGTGCAAATGCCTATGATATGATGAGTAAACCATCATCAAGTTATCTTGACGAACTGTTAGGCAGTACAACAAATAGAATAACAAATAGAATTGGCTCAGAATTTGCAGGTATGGGAAGATATGGAAACAGTGGTGCATTTTCTGATGCAGTTGGTTCTGGTGTATCTGCTGAAATTCTACCTTACATGATGGATATGGCAGAAAATGAAAGAGCCAGAGAGTTTACTGGCAACCAAGATTATATTCAAAATATGTATAATGCAGGTGCAGATGTTTCTGAATTACTTAGTAATGCAGGTACAAACTTAAACAATGCAGAAATGAATTTATTATTAGGTGCTGATGACTTTAATCAAGGATTATATGACTTAGCATCTAGTTCATTAGATGATGCTTATGTATGGGCAGGTCAACCAAACGCAAGACAAGATAGACTTAATGAAATGGCTATGTCACAAGCTATATATGACCAAGATGCAAACTATCAAAGCATTATGGATTTTGCAGACATTATAGATAAATATGCTTTTGGTTTCCCAACTAAACTAACTGATGGTTCTAGTAAGGGTAAATCTACAAGTTTTGGTTTTGGGATAGGGTAAGATTATGGATTTTTGGACTAAAATGGCGATTTCTTTATTTGGAAAAGATGATGGCAACCCTCATGTTGAACAAGCAAAAGAGGGTGCAACTAAAGGTGTTTGGAATGATGGAATTAATCAAGGTAAACAGTTTATGTGGAACAATAACGCACCAACTCTTAATACCCATGTTGCAGAAATGGGGAGTATGGGAGTTCCACAATCTCATCATGGTGGTCTTAGAAATAGGATTCAAGGAAATAAGCAAAGACAATATGCTTTATTAAGAAACAATATTTTGAAAGGGTTGTTAAAAAATGGTCAAATTTAGTAAAGGTGGTCTTTTAGATAATAATATTTATCTAAACAATGTTGCTAAAAAAACTGGTAATCCATTATTAGATGGAACTGTTGACATGAACATTCCACAAATTAATTCTAGTTCAAATTATAACAATGCAGTTAATAAAAATAACTTTGTTATGAACGCAATTAATAATCCTACACCAAATAATGTAATGACTAGGGCAAATGCTTACAATCAGAATATGGATATTGAATATCCACCAGAGGTTCTTGCTGAACCTAAACAAAAAAATATGTTAGAAGAATATTTATTTGGCTCAGACGGATATCAACCATCAGTAGAACAAAAGAAAATGGTTTATAGAGCAACAAAAAATTTAACTGATATGGAAAAAGCCTTTTTTGAAACTAACCCAGAAAAGTTTTTTGATTATTACCATAAAGTAGGTGATTATAAACCAGATACTATGGTTTCTGGTGAAGATAAAACTAGAAATTATTCAAATTTAGCGAATAAATCTATGGACTTTCAATCTCTGGGTCAACCTTTATCACCATTGGCACAAGAAATGATTAAGAATGGTGCTGACCCTGCCGAGTTTGATAAATTTGGAACAGTACATAATAGCAGACCAGAGGATAGAATACAAAATGGTATTCAATATTCTTTTGCACAATGGCAAAGTTTGATGTTGGAAAATAAATCTGGCTCTCATACAAATATGATGGCATTGAGTGATGAACTAGGCTCACAAGGCAATAAAGTGATTAAGACTCCAACATACAATGATGATGGAACAACAACATGGTCAGAGGGTGAGGTTAAATTTTATGGTAAACCTCAACAAGCATTTGATAAAAACTTTGGTATAACTACCTATAAGGATTGGGCAATAACTGGTGGTTTTCAAAGTGAACTGGCTAACATTAGAAATTTTGGTGAGGTTATTAGTATTCTTGATGACCCTAATGCAACATCATCTGGTTTAGCTTATGAGGTGACACCAGAGAAATTAACTAGATTATATGAAAGTGGTTATGAGCCAGAAAAAGATGCTAATGGCAAGACATATCAGATTAATAATACATTAGATTTAGTTAGAGCAGTTGTCTTTCAATCATTAAAGAAAACATTAGGTGGTCAGTTCACTGAAAGAGAGGCAGAAAGATTAGTTGAGGCAACTTTTAATCCTGCTTTACCACCAGAGGTTAATTTAAGAAGAATTTTAGCATTAAGAGATAAGATGATTGATACCTTTAGGACTCAAGCAAGGGCAGTACAATATTATGAGGTAAATGGTTTCTCATTATTAGGGTATGACTCTACTGTTGGGAGCATTGATATTAATAAATTAGACCAAGAGTCACTTACAACTTTTGCTGATGAAACGATACAGTCAATGTATAGTCAAGAGGACTATGCAAATATGAGTAATGAACAAGCAACTGATTATTACGAAAACCATGCAGGAACAATGGAACGGAAATTCATGGAACAAATTTTTAATGTAAATTAAGAGGACAATTATGGTCACACTAACTAGAAAAAAAGAATCATCTGAAAATTCGTCTATCAATGAGTTTACTGGTGATGAAAACCAAACATTAAGTGATGGAAAAAAATTAGATGCCTTTGATAAAGGCTTCTTAGATTATGTTGCTACAACTGGGAGTAATGTTGTTCCAAGTGCTATGCATTTTGGAAAAACTATGTGGGAAATGGTGTCAAGTCCAGTTCAAACTGCAAAAAACATTGGAGCATTGGGTTCGAGTGTTATTAGTTTAGTTAAAGATGGCGAACAAGGAAACGAACAACTGGCTAGAGATGTAGGGCAATTTTTTGCAGATAGATATGGTGGGTTTGAAAATGTGGCACAAACATTAAGAGATGACCCAATAGGCTTTCTTGCAGATGCAAGTATTATTTTGACTGGTGGTGCTAGTTTAAGTGCGAGAGTTCCAACTGCTATGGCAGGTGCAGTTTCAAAAAACATTAATAAAGTTGCAGTAGCAATAGACCCAATTAATGTTGGGGTCAAAGTCACTGCTAATACTCTAACAAAAGGTGGTGGAGCATTAGTTAATGTCTTAGGTAATACAACTGGTGTGGGTTCAAAAGCACTTACTGTTGCTTATTTAAGTGGGAAAAGTGGTGGTAGTAATATGGCTCATCTAACAGAACACATGAGAAATTCTAAAAAAATAGATGAAACTCTTACAACTGCTCAAAAATTAATTAAAGAACTAAGAGATAATAATAAAAATGTTTTTATTGAAGGTAAAAATGGAATGAACCTTGCTGAAACACCTATGGATATTAATATCATTAATAAAATTTTAATGGACTTTAAAAATAAAAATACTTTTGCAAGTGCGTCAACATTATCAACAAAAGCACAAAAAAAATTAAAAATAATTGAAAAACATATTGAGATTTGGAATAAAAACCCTGCACTACATAATGCAAAGGGTTTTGATATGTTAAAAAAACTAATTGATGCTGAATATCCAACTGGAGTAGGTAATTTAGGTGATTCAGCTATGGTTGTTGCAGATATTCGCAGTTCTATAAAAGATGCAGTGGTTAAAGCAGTGCCAGAATATGCAAATGTTATGAAAACTTATGAAGATGCAATTAATGTAAGTAAAGAAATAGAAAAAGGTCTAGCATTAACAAAAAATAGTGCATCACACACTACACTTACTAAATTAAACACTGCTATAAAAAATAATAGTGCATCACAATTTGGCAATAAAGCAAACGCATTAGCTTTATTAGATGATACTGGAAGATTAGAATCTATGATTGCAGGTGATGCCTTAAACTCATGGAGTCCTAGAGGTATTAGTGGCACAATTATGCCTTATGGTGCAGGTACACTAGGTCTTTCATCTGGTGTATCTGGTGGTATGGGAACTGGTCTTTTAACTGGTGGTGCATTATTGGCAGGTTCATCACCAAGACTTATGGGGAATCTAGCTTTAGGTGCAGGAAAAGCAGATAGACTTATTTCCCCTTATGTTACACCTGCAATTAAAGCCACTGTTGCTAGTGGTCTATTAGGTGATTATTCAAACCCTTATGGAAATTTAGGTAGCTTTAATTTAACAAGAAAAGATGAAGAAGATGAGGGTACTATAATTAATATTAATCCTACTTTAGAAGAATATGAGGAAAGCAGATAATGAGTATAACTGCATGGTCAACAACTGCATCTGATAATGGAAACAGACTTACATCTGGTAATTTCTTAGAGAACCAAAGTCCATCAACACTTAATAATGGTGCTAGGTCTATGATGGAAATGGTAAGGGCATGGGCAAACGATTTAGAATGGTTTGAATATGGTACTGGCTCAAATACAGTTTCATACAATAGAGTTAGTGGAACATCTATCAGTATGGCAGTTGATGTTGTTGCTCAATTTCATGTAAACAGACGAGTTAAAATAGTTGATGGAGCAGGTGCAACTCATTATGGAAGAGTCACATCTTCATCTTATTCAAGTCCAAATACAACTTTAGTCTTTGAGTTTGATAATAGTACATCACTTGGCTCTGGCAATCCAACATCAGTTAAGT